GCCACCTTTTCAGCCTGACTAAAGCCGCCCAATGATTCAGGAAGGATAGAGCGCACTTTATCAACTGCGGCCCCGCCTACTTTCTCAAGTGTTGCACCTGCAAGAGTATTTAGAGCTATATCACTTGCTAAAGCTCCTGCATTATCACCCTGATTATTTTCAGATAGCGCACCTGTGATCGAGGCTGGCAACTGGTTAGCAAGGCTGGTAGCTAAACGGGCTACACGTCCTGCACCCTCTGCGGCTTTTAATGGGGCTGCAATCTCACCGCCTACGGCGTAAGCCGGGATAGCTGCGGCGATTTGTTCACCTGTGCCACGGGGCATAAGATACTGATCAAGCTCACCATAGCCAGCGGCGGGAATAGGTGTATATTCACCATTACCGATCCCTAGCTCTTTTCCGGCCCATGCTCCCGCACTCTGTACGGCGTTTAAAGCACCTACACCAACATTAGCCAAATCAGCTACACCACCTGCGATCATACGCCCACCACTTGCGGCAATGTTACCTACCGTGTTAAAACCCTGCTCTAACGCGCTCTGCGGCTCTGTGGCTTGCGTTGGCGCTGTAGGCTGTGGGTTTGTATTCGGTAAGCTCTGCGCTTGCTGTGGGGCTTCCTGTGGCGTTACAGGGGCATTGCTGCCCCCTTGCTGATTCTTGATCATTGCTGCAATTCGGGTAGCGGCTTCTGTATCTCCTGCGTCATGTGCATTACGTAACGCTTTCATCAAATCAGCCATAATTAACCCCCGTATTTTTGAAGCAATTCATCATCTGTTAATTGCTGTGTTTGTGTAGCCGCTGGCTTACCACCTTTAGAACGAATCAACTCATTTTTAAAGTTCTCTGCGTATTGCTGGATCTTAGCAATAGAGGCTTTATAGTTGGCTTCACTGGTATAATCTACCTGCGGCACTGCTGCGGTAAAGCGTTTGATCTCTGCTTCTGTGTTGATACCGCTTGCCCCTGCTGCCTTAGCACCTGCAATAGCTGCATTGCCTAACTGACCGCCTAGACGCTCTGAGGCTTGATAAACTTTGCGTGTTTCTGGATCAAGGCTTGAAGCAATATCACGGCCTGTAGAAGTACGGCCCACGAATTGCCCTGTAAAGGTGTTAATCTGATCCGGGGTTGCATTGTTTACAGTCTGCAAATCAGTAGTAATCAATTGCTGATTAGCTGTAGGCTGATTAGCGTTAGCGGCTTCTTTAAGCTGTTTCTGATTGGTTGCGCTGTATGGTGTCCATTTACCGCCCTTACCGTTGGCGAAAGGTTGCCAGTAGTAAGTATTTCCGTTTTCATCGGTGCGGGTTTCTGGTTCGCTTTCATCATCCAGACCAATAGATCCACCTGTTGCCCCTGCTGCTTTGAAAGTAGTTTCAGGGCTAACGCCTCTTGCGCGTTCTTTGGTAGTACCGTTTGCATAGTATTCAACTACGCGATCCCCTAGATTTTCAGTCTTAACGGGGATGTTTTGATTAACAGCACCCGGAATAGAGCGAGTTTCACCCGTGAGAGTGTTAAACATCGTGCCATTACCGCCACTTGTCCAACTGCCCTTATTGGTTACTAGATCTTTCTTATCACCGCTGTTAATCCAATTCTGAATATCTAGCGGGTTCATCCCTTTAGCCTCTAAATCATCAGCCTGTGATAAACGATGCGCTTTATCGTCGTTATCTGATACGGCCTGACCTGCTGCAATGCCAGCTTTACCAGCATTACCACCATTAGCCATATAGTTACTAAAATAAGTAGCTCCCGCGATCAGCGCATCATGCCAATCTGAATTATCAATCTTTTGGTATTTGTTACCGTTAGCACTGATATAGCTGTTATCATCTTCATCAGCGCTATTAGTAGCAATCTTGTTAGCTTCCTGTGCATCCTGTTTGATTTGCAGCGGGTTACGCTGATCATACTGCGGATCGGTTGCTGCTAAATTGCCCTGCGGGGTGATTGGCGCTAGGCTCTGGCCTAAAACGTTTGATTGTGTTGGATTGTAGCTATCACCACCAAAGCTAAGATCCTGATTTTCCCAAAATGCCATTATTTAACCCCTCTTACTTTCTTAACGATTTCCGGGATCTCTGGCTCTTGCTTACGGTGCAATTTATTAGCCTTGCTATCCTTAGAGTGATGTTTAGTGATGATTGGCTTAACTACGTTGTTAAAGTAATCTTGGGCCATATCTTGCGCTTGCTGCTGATCAATCTGTCCAGCTTGTACCGCTGCTAACAGGCTATTCATGTAGGCTTCTGCTTGTTCGCCATACTCTTTAACCGCTGGATCTTTCTCCAGATTAGTTAAAAAGTTATCATGCTTATCATCAGTGTAAGCGCTCTGGATGTCGTAAACATCCTGCTTAACAGGGCTTAACCATTGTTCCATATTGGCTGTATGCTGGCCCTGTGTATCCTCCTGATTGTTTTCAGGCTGATAAGGGTTAAAGCTCTGCGGGTTTTCCTGCTTCTGCTCACCACGTAAAGCCGCTGCGCGGTCACGGTAAGATTGAAGCATCTGATCAGCTGTAGGCCCGATCTCCGGGTCTAATGGGTTATATTGTTGATTCATCATTATTTGTTATCCTTACATGCTGCTACCGACTGCACCACCCAAAGAAGCGCCTAACTGTGCTCCCATAGGCCCGCCAAAATACGCACCCGCTACCGCACCTGCTGCACCCATAATACCGCCCATCATGCCGTTACCTTGTGCGGGTTGTGTAATGGTTCGGTTAGTTGTGCCTGTGGTTGAATAGCTTGCAATCGGGCCTAAGAATTGATTCATATAACCCAAACGCGCTAACGCTGGTGATTGCTGCAATAGCTGATTCTGGCGCATAATATCAAGCTGATTTTGTTGTTGTTGCTGTAGCATTGAACCAACATTAATAGAGTTTTGCTGATTCTGTAACCATCCGGCGTTATATTGGCTTTGATAGCCCATGCCCTGACCGTAGAAGTTTGCACCGTTGCTAATCTGCTGCCCTGCTAGGCTGGCTAACTGCCCTGCTCCCTGCTGCTGCATATTCAGATAAGACATATAACGATTTTGCGCGGCTGATTCTTCCGCTGTGCGATACTGTAGAGAACCGCTAGAGATTGCTTTAGCTGCCTGACCACCTAACACACCTTGCGCCACACCTGCACGGCTTGATCCCATGTTCCCGCTAGCGGTTGCTTGTTGGTCTAGTCCGTGGCTTGCGCCCTGATACCATTCATTAACATCAGAAGTAAGGCCGCTAATCTGCTCTTTAACTAGATCGCTGTTGTATTCAGATTGGAAGCCTTTTTGATAATCAGCCTGTGTCATGTTGGCAAACTTAGAAAGCTGGCCCTGTGCTTGATTCTGTAGAGCTAGGCCGCTTGTTAGCTGCTGTTGGCCTAAGCCCTGCATGTAACCCGCGCCCTGTTGCAAGTAGCCTAGATCGGTTCCTTGCTGTAGGTTTTGTGCTGCCTGATAGAATCCCTGATTGTAATCAGCATATTGATAACCGGGAATATCCATCTTAGAACCTTGTGAAATACCCTGATTAACTAGTGCTGAATATTCTTTGTTTTGCGCTAACCAATTCTGATTTTGTGTAGTTTCACTGGTTTTAGTTGTACTAGATTTTTTCTTAAAAAGACCACCCATTATTAAGGCTCCCTTAGAATAATTTTAGAGAGAAGCCCATTTATTTAACATTTATGCTTCTTATGGATTAATCAACTAAAAATTCAAACATCTTAGCGTGATCATCACGGTCTAAGCCGCCGTTACGCGCTTTTTTGAGCAATGCCGCCTTTTTAGCTGCTTTTTCGTCTAATGCTTTCTGCCGTTGTGCATTGGCTGCGGTACTGGTAGAGCGTGGGGCTTTTGCCTTAGCTGCTTCAAGTGCTTTAGCTCCTGCTTGTTCTTTCTGTTTGCGGTAGCGGTAATCATTCAGGAATGCTAAAGCAACCTCTTTAGACCAGACTTTTTCAAGCTCGTTTAAATTCACTCCGCGATCCTGCATATCTTTAAACAAGCCGCCTTTAAGCTGATCCCATTGTGGAACCTCTGAGCGGATTACTTGCTCTACCTGATTGATACGGAAACGGGTTGTTTCTGCGCGATGCACGTCTAAAAGCCTCATTTCTTCATCAATGCGAGCATTAAGCATTGCTTTAGCTTCAAGTGCCTGATTTAGTTTTCTGGCTTCTTCCCCGTATTCTGTTGCACTGATACCGCTATTCATTTTGCGTTGAATGTTTGCAATGTTGGTATCAATGCTAAGAGCGTGGGCCATGTGGTTACGCTGGATGTAAGAATGAATCTGATCAATGCTGTTAGCTGCTGTGCTTACAAGTTCCTTTTGATTTTCAAAAACTTCTTTAGCCTGTTTCAGTTCTTTAATCTGCTCTTTACTCATTTGTTCGCCGCCAATATCAAGCAAGGCATCATCTGGCAGATCGTTAAACAGTGTGATTTTGTCTGCGTCTACTTCTGGATTAGTAATCAGATCGCTAACATCATCATTAATATCCTTTTCCGCTTCTGGTTCATCTTCATCAGCAAGGAAAAGATCGGCTAAATCGCTGGTATCTTCTACCGCTCCACCGTCCGGGCCTACCTCGTTAATTTTTGGTAGTTCTTTCTGTGCTGGCGCGTCATGTTCTACAACGTCTACAAGCTGTGAAAAATCGAAAGAAGATGGATCAAAGTACATGTTTTCATTAGACATAATTTTAAATTCCTTTTATAAATTAGAGCGTGATTTCTGGTGCGCTTGCTGTGTTAGCGTCTACAATTTCATTGATAATCAAATCAATATTCTTAACTTGATGGCGTAAAGCCGTTGCTTTATTGTCTGATTTTTCAGTAAAAAATTGCTCTTTCCAATTATCTTGGATGTAACGCAAAATCTTTACGGTGTCCTTTCCGTACAAGCTGCAAGAGTGTTTAAACTCGTTTTCATCTTTAATCAGTTCACTAGGTAGCATCATTTCTAAGGGTTCCTCGTATCGTCGGGAAGTCTTGCCCGTGTGCTGCGGGTCTGACTTTGAACGTTTTAATAAAATAAGTGTTGATTCTGTGATTATGCTTTGATAGAGTTCATCCCGTGGCGATGAAAGACGATTCAAAGCATTAGCGGCGATGGTTCAAGATTCAAAGCATGATAGAGAATGCGCATAAGTGCGCTTGCTGTAAGCCTACTTACTTCATTCTCTAACTTTATAGGTGTTAAAATGGCTCAAACTTTCGATCAACGTCTTAATGAAGCTGTAAGAAATTACAAATCATCATCAAAAGTCTTTGTAGATCTGTTGCTGGAATCTGTTGATCAGTTCTGGACTAATAACAGCGCTACAAAACTGGGTAATTTGATTAATGCTCTCGGCGGTTATGAAAAAATTCAAAGCCGTATCAAAGTATTAGGGCAAACACTTTGCCCTGTTGCTTATAATTTTGATGATGAAAAGGGGCATTATGTCGCCTCTGACTCTGAATCTTGGGCCAACCTGAAAAAAGCGGCTAAAGATTCTAGCGATACTGAAAAACAGGATAAGAAAAAGAAAGAATTAGCTGAAAAAACAGCATCATATGCTTTGTTAATCAATAAATTTAAAGAGGCTGCCCCTTCCTCTGTTTTTGAAAATCCTTTTGATAAACAAACTACTTATTTTAAAGCTGTTGCTTCATCAAAAGTTGTTACTAAACAAGCTGATACAGCGGCTAAACTTCTTGCTACTCTGCTCTTGAGTGATCCAGAATTGACCGTTGAAGATGCAAAAACTAAATTAACCGCCGCGATCACTGGTGTTACTGCTTCTGACATCAGCAAAGCTAAAGATGCAATCTTAAAGAAAACACCTTTAAAACCTGTTGTAGAAACTCCAGAGCAAGATCCAGCACCTCAACCGGAAACAGTGTAAGAAGATAGCCCCGCCCATAAAGCGGGGTTTCTTTTATTCAAGATAGCAAGCCGCCATTAAAATAAATATCATCATTTCAACCATCAGCGCACCCCGTTAACGTTAGGGGCTGTAATATCCCGTGCGTGTCCGATTAAGCCTAGATGATATTCTTTATCAACTGCATCAGCTTTATTAACAACCTCTGCGCCTCTAAGCTGGTTAGAATCAGCTTGATTTCTAGAATCATTCATAATTTTTTGAATGTAAGCTAATGATTCCTCATGCTTGATAGCTTCCCCGCTTATTTCTGCATGTGCTTTCTGCTCAAGTTCGTTAATCTCTGCTGCTGTTTTCCAGTTAGCAAGAATGATAGATTGCAATTGGTGTTTCTGTGCAATATGTTGCAATGCTTCGCTTTCTTTCTGCATCTGCTGTGCGTGTGCATCTTCTGGAATAGTGCTAGGGTCTGTAAGCAGTTTAGAAGCATCCAGATCAGAAGCCTTACAAGCCAATTCAAGCCACGCATATTTATTAGCATCGCTGAGATAGCTAGCCTGAATAGGTGCAATCATTTGCAGCATTTGCCCCATTACCTGCAATTGCATTACCTGTGCTGCGTCATCGCCTTTGGTGTTCACGTCTACAGTGAGATCGTAAAGCGCTGGCATTTCTACGCCCTGCACTACTTGCCCGTTAGCATCTTCAAGAGGCCAACCCTCTACGCGCATGATTTCATAAACCATAGATAAGAGCGGTGTTAAGTAGGTTGAACGAATAGTTTTTGATAGCATCATGCCGCGCTGTGCATCCTGATACACCCCTAAAGCTACTGTAGCTGTAGCAATTGGCGGGATTTCTTCAAGATTGGCACTACCAAAACCACGGCGTAGAGATTTATCACTACTTTCCTGTAGTTTGTCGTAGCTATAAGCCCACGATTGCCCTAACTCGTTATGAGGCATTCTATCAACACTGCCTAAGCTCATTTGCTCAATGATAGCGCCGGGGCGATTGTTTAACAGGCTTTCCCTGTTGTACTGACCTTTAACAGCAAGATAGCGTCCAAATGTTGCTGAATCTGCGTTACTTTCTGCCTGTCGTGCTTTCTTAGTGAGTGCAATCTGATACGGTTTAGCATCTTCAAAGAAGCCACGACCATAGAAGGAACCGATCACAATCTCTTTCTTACAGTGTACAAACGGGAAGAAAGGGATCTCATTAACTTCTAGGATTTCGTTATTAGTTGCAATTACCTGATATTTCCGGGTTTCTGCTTTGGCATGAAGTAAGCTAGAGTTAATGTAATGCTCATATAGATAAATCTTGCGCTCTTTTTCGTCTACGCTGTTGTTATCAAAGTGATCACCTGTAACGGCGTATTCATCGATCATAACGTCTTTATCATTCAAAGCGGCTTGTTTGAGTTTTTCAGGGTCATAGCCTTTTAACTCTGCCTCACCTACTGTTGTTAGCACACGGTGGCAAATGTAACGCGATTTATTAAAATCATCACCGTTTGAAGTATCGAACCAAAGATCCTTAGCTTCTACAAACTCTGCTTTGATTTTCTTTTCACGCTTGATAAGCGGGATTGAACCACGGATAAGAATAAGAGATTGTTTTACTTTCTGCCCTGACTGTGGATCGGTAATCTGGTTAGTTTCCGTTTTCCATTCAAAGCCTTTTACATTCCCTCGCTTCTGATTACCAAAGCTAGCAGGGGGATCAATCTGCCATTCTTCGGAAAGCATAGCGCTAAACTCTGCAAGCTCTATCCAATCTGCGGCGGTTGCTGTTTCGTGATATGTGTTTTCATCTACAAAAACTTTGTTAAAGGCGCTGCCGGGGTTTAGTGCTTCGTTGATTGTCTTTTCAATCAGCCCGTAGCCGTCCTGCTCATCTAAAAAGATTTTGTTAATGTTGGCAGTAATCAGATCGTTACGTTGCTGATTGTTAGACCAGCCACGGGATCTAAAGCTAACTGCAAGACGGCGATCACTTGTAAAGCTATCCAGTAGTTGCGGTAGGGCTTCTTTGATAGTTTCCCTTAGCACTGGCTCTACATACGGTGTAACCTTATCGGGAAATTGTTCACCTACAAAAGTAGCTAGCGGCAATTCTGCATTCTTAAATTTATGTGCCTCTACCCATTTTGCTAAATATTCCTGCCGTGGGCCTTCTGCACTTGCTTTGCTTTGCTCACAATGCGCAAAAATCTTTTGCTTTAAATCATCTGTTAATTTTTTCATTGGCTTCCTTTCCATTTGCCGCCCCATCAGGTAGCGGCTTATAGGGTGAATGGTAGGTTTTCAGGTTGTGACCATTCAGCGGGCTTTCCTGCCTCACTCCAGTAACAACCGCGATTAGAGATCAGGCCCATAAAGCCGTAACGACTAGCATCAATGCAATGATCAGCACCTGCATAGCCTTGTTCTCTGGTTTTTTCGTTGAAGGTGTAAGAATAACTATGCTTTTCAGTGAACCACTGATCGCAGTTATCACACACTTTTAGTTTTCCCTGTGCCATTAGGTAACGCATTTCTACTAAACCTGTTTCAATGCTAAAACGGTTAGTAGTTCGTGTGCCTAACTTGATGTTTCTTAACATCGTTTCCGGGGGGTTCATTGCTGGATCTGGCGGTACATTCACGCCTAAACGCTGTAACAATTTACCGTTACTTTCGTTAGCACTGGATTTCAAGCCCTGATCGTGTGGCACTAAGAAAGGCACACCACAATAAGCGCTGTTATTGATTACCTGTGCTACATGCTGCGGGGATCTGGCTTCCTCTGATTCATCGAAAACGAACAAATCATAAAGATAGAAAATATCGTTATCAGGATCATGCAAACACACTACAACCACTGTAGGATCTTTAACGTTCCCCCAATCTGAGGCTAATATAACTTGCCAATGGGGAAGCGGTATCACGTCACTAACTTTGATTTTTTCGTCGGGAATCTTGAATACAGCGCCTTTACCTACTGCCGGAATACCCTTAGACCTGAGATCTCTTTCATGTTCATCAAGAGCGGCTAAAAGCTCGTCTATCTGCTTTTCGTTAAATAGTGGGCTATCCCACCATGTAGCGCGCTGGATGTACATTAGCCCGGTTTTGTCTTGTGCAAAGCGTAGATAGAGCGGCGTTTCTCCCTGCTCTGGCGTTGCTGTGATCATGATAAAACCATTCTCACCCGGTCTAATGCCGTTAGCTACACGCGCTATACACTGGTTATAGATAGCGTTGCTGTAGGGGCTTTCTTCATCAATCCAGACTCCAGCAACCTTACGCCCCATCAAGACATCTGGATCAGTGGAACCAAAGAAAGAAAGCTCATTTAACCCGCCGTCTTTATGCTTAATGCGTACTTTGATACATCTGGCCCCATCTTTTTCTAAGCCGTTCTTAACCTCGATACAGTCACGGGGGATCGCCCCTGTGCCTATTTCCTCTAGTAAACCGATGTTAGAAGTGCCTAAAAGCTCTTTCTGTTGAATATCGGCAACCATCGTTAAGTTAAGACCAATGCACCAATAAACACGGCCTGATCCCTCAATCCTGCGCCCTTCCCAGTTATCCGGGTAACGGCCTGTTAAGTGATAGGCAAATTCCATAGCCCCGGCGTAAGTTTTCCCGATCCTATTCGCTGCGGATAGGTAGCGGTGATTGAAGGTTTTACCAGCCTTAAAGAATTTTTCTTGATAGTCGAAAGGGTTCGTAAACTCAATGCGGTTAAACTTCCTGTAGACTAGATAAGGCTTGATTATTTCGTGTAACTCTTGAAGCGCTTCAGGATCTAGAGCGTTTAGCGCTTCTGGTGTAATCTTCTCTTTCAGCGCTTCAAAGTTCATAACTCAAACCGCCTTGAGGCTGAAAAATTCGATAATCTCCGCTTTCATCTGTGCGGGTTCTTTCTGGCTTCCTAGAATCTGATCTACACGTTCTGCGGCTTCCTGCTCTGCAATAGTGCGGATTTCATAAGGGGCCAACCATGAAAGCGCTTTGATAATATCCGCTGTGCGTACTGACTTAGGATCATTATCCAGACGGTGAAATAGTTCATCTAACAGGCGGAAAAGTGCATTCTTTTCAAGTAGATATTTTTGAAACGCTGCTTGACGCTCTAACGTGGCTTTGTTCTTTGAACCTTTCGGCCTACCCTGACCGGGGATCAAGTTCTCTTGTCCTTTAATCATTTTTCAAATCCCTGAATTTTGGGCAAAAAAAAGCCAATCCCTAGTTAAAGAGATTGGCTATTCATATTGCCGATAATTAATAAAAAGGCGGGGGATTGATTCACCCGCTGCGCTCTATTGCGCGAATTGGTACAGCACACCCGGCCCTATACACCTACACCCTGTTAAGCTCTCAATTTATCTTTTTGGCTAAAGGCTGAGAGCGCACGTTAGGAGCAATCGTAACGTGTGGAGGTTCTGCGGGATTTAGGGCCGGGATCAAACACGGCTAGGGCTTCTTGTAACCCTGTTAGCCTTGCTTGGCTGTTTGAGTGTAGATAATGACGTAAACCCGATTAGCATTTTCTTTGCAAGCAATGCCTTTCCCGTTAAGGAAAAAGATTAATAGGAATCATTATCTACAGTTTTGTAACGCAAAGTGAAGCGGTAAAGGTAGGGGCAAAAGCCCCACGCCTTGATTAACGCAACCCCGCTAACAATCTTTTAACCGATAGTGTGTTTAAAAGTTAAAGTTAAGTTAGTTTGCACTTTGCGTAAGTGCTCGGTTATCCTCATGCCTTGCGGCTAGAGGCTCTACGGTTTTGTAATACTTATAGTAAGCGGCGATTGCTGACATAAAGGCTTCAAATTCTTTATCTGGTATGTCTAGAATCATTTTAACCATCCTTTTAGATGGCTTTGCCACCTATTTTAATTTGTTTATCTAAGAGGTTTAACCGTGCAAATTCACCATAAAAACAAAGTGATAAAATATCACGGGCTAGGGCTGCTGCTTCTGGTGTCTCATATCCTGCATGGGAAAAATCTTTCCCATCAATGCGGATTTTAGCTTGATATGATCTCTTTAACTTAATCACACCAATGTAACCAGTTGTATTATTTGACGATTTGCGAGAATTAGCCCCATTTTGGGATCTGGTAGCGGCTCTTAGGTTTTCTTTACGGTTATCAAGCTGATCGCCGTTGATGTGATCTACAAATTCGGGCCATTCTCCAGAATGTAGCCAGTAGATCAGGCGATGCACTAAGTAAGTGCGGCCTTTGTACGTGTAGTTAAAATAACCATTCCTACCCAAATTCCCTACACGGGCTTTAGTGTCTGCACGGTAGATTTTACCATCATCATAAATCAGGCGATCACGTAAGCTATCTGGCGGCGGGGTCATGTTAGTTTTATTCATGCTGGCAACTTGCCCCGTAAGATGTAGGCCACTGCTTGTCCGATCACGTAGTAAATTGAATCGGGGTTTTCTTCCGTGTGATGCAAGTCAAAGATAGAATTAATCTCTTTTTTCTTTTCTTTGTCCAGTTCATAGAATGGCTTATGTGCATTCATGATCAGATCGCGTAACTGTTTGTTTTCACTTTCTAAATCTGGATTATCACTAACAGGGATTTCCTGAACATCTTCACCAACAATAGAGCGTAGGCGCTGTAGTTCTGCATAAATTTCTTCTTTTCTATTTGCAAAAGTAATCATTATGCGATCTCCCCGGCGTTCATCTTCACAAAAAGATTAAAAATATTAATCGCATCATCACGATCTTTCATATTTTCAAATACAAACGCCATACCATCACAAAATATTTTACGTTTTTCTGTAACTTCCGGGGCTGGCTTGTTCTGCGCCTCTGCGGTAACTCCTACAACACCGATTTTATGAGCAAGGCTATCAATAGCCTGATCATGTTCGTTTTCAATGCGGGTTGTTTTTGCTTCTAAAATTTCATGTTCGGCTACGTGCTCTGCTGCCATTTCTTCAAGTGCGATAAGGCGATCATTCATTTCCATCAGGGAAATAATCACATCATCAATAAATTTCTGGTTAATATCCATATAAATCAATCCTTTAAAGTAAAAAAAAATAATAAGCCCAAATCCATCTACTTTCTTATACGGGGATTAGGCGGCAATCCATTTACAAGAGAATTGAAAAATTCTTAAAGGCGCTGTGAATATCTTAGACAAGAAACCTAATAGGCCCGTAGGCTGCGCCTGTGGCTCTGTATCGGGTTTTATGGGGTTAGGTAGTGCTACCCTAGCTTTGTAGGGTCTGGACGGCTTACGGCCCGTTTTAGCGGCCCTGTAGCGCCTCTGGTTCAGTGCCTTGCAAGTAGGGCAAGTGCCACCATTGATATAACGCCGGGTATCTCCGCAATGTTTGCAGGGGTGAGACTCTTTAAAAACTTCCTTATTCATTGATTCACCTTAGATCTTTCTCTATAGCGTCTGTTTCTAGCTGCCTGACACAAAACACATCTACCCGTAGAAATATAGCGATGTGGTGATCCGCACTTCCTGCACGGTTTACCCTCAAAATAAATATTCTTGTTTTCGAAAAAGTTATAATCTACCTGATAAGAATCAGATCGGGGGGTTAATCCTGCTGTATATCGCTGTTTTTCCTTCAATGCGTTACGCTTTGCCTTGCAGTAAACGCAACGTTTTTCAACTACATAGCGGGTAGTGTTGCCGCAATGACTGCAAGGCTTTCCCTCATAGGTGATCTGTTTAACATCCATGTTTTATCCTTAAAATGGATCGTCGTAGGCTCTCTGCTTACGCTCAATCTCTCTTATCTTGTCCTCTGATTGCCAGTAGAGGCGGCGGCGGTTCTCTGCTGCTTCGCAAGCACGGCAAAAGCCTTTAAAGTGATAGGCTTTCCATTCACCGCAATTATCACACCGTTGTAAATCGAAAGATTCGGGCTTACGGTTCATTTCTGCGGCTACACATTCCCGGCAATAGTCCAGAAAGAAATAATTCTTAGTCTGACCACAAGATAAACAGCGGTCTAACCCTGTTTCCCGTGGTGGCAATGCTGCGGCGGCGGTTTTACGTTGAATGGCTAGGATCTTGCGCTTCTCTGCGGTGCAATGCTTACAAGCGCTATTGCTGCGGTATTTTTCTGTAGTTCCGCAATTCTTGCAGGGTTTACCGTGATAAGTTTCACCCGTGGCGATAAGAGGCAATTTAACCCCGCCTCTACGCTTTGCCCTGCATGTAAGGCAATTGGCGGATCTAATGTCTCTTGCTGTGCCTCCGCACCGTTTGCAGGGTCTGCCGTGGTAAATATGTTCGTTATCCACCGTTAGACCTCCCTGATCAGCGGAAATAAAGCCCGTTAGGGCTGGTTATGCTTTAGGCATAAAAAAGGGGCAAGCCCGAAAGCCTACCCCTGATTAATACACTTGAATTAACTAAATTGTTTACAACCTGCTTAACTCGCGTAACTGCCTGAATGCTTCCCGTGTAAGGCGGTACTGATTAACGATCCCTTGTCCTAGATAATCTCTCTTGAATGCTTGGATTATTTCACATCGTTCTATGCTGCTTAAATCATCCAGTGATCGCGGCTCCTTAGTCTTGATAGCCCGTCTGCCCATCGTCTTGATCTCCACTAAAGATAACCGGGAAGCAAATCAACAAACCTAAACCCGCCCAAATAGCCACAAGACCTAAAATTACCACCCTAACCAGCATCAGGGCAATGAAGCCAAAGAATTTATTAATCATTGTAACCATCCACCTGATCCCAAAACTTATAGCGGGTTCTGATTGATAAGATATGCCAATAAACTAAACTGCATTGGTAAGGCGATCCGCCGTTGATGAAGCGCAAACGCTGCAAGTTTAAGCGAGCGATGCGGATCAGGTTAGCAATCCTTTCTACTTCCTCTGCACTTGGCTGCTGTGAATCTTTCACCATAAACCACGCGCAAAGACCAACACCAAACCAACCAAACGCAAGAGGAATATTTATTAACACCTCGATCCAGTCAATTTGATACATTGTTTTAATCTCTCACTATGCCAAACATTTGATCCATGCTCTTTAACATGTTGATACAGTGGATATTAAGATCGTTAAGCTCGTTAACCTGCTGATAAAGTGGCTTTGCATCCTGTTTCAAATGGGCTATGTAGGCTTCTTGGGCTGTGCCTAGCTCGTTACAGGCTTTCACGATCTCCCTGTGCTGCTTGTTAGCTTCATTGATTGATTTCACTAACTGCGGCTCTACAAGGTGATAGAGGCTCTTAGCCGATTCTATCAACTGCGCATCAATCAGGGCGCTTACGGTATCGATCAGGCCGCACGATTTACCAACCTGATATTTCATATCACCAAACATCATAGCGCTAGCTGCTTTGAAAGCATTCAAATCATTAATAAAAACAACACGTTTAAAATCATTTTTCAGATTTTCATGCTCTACGCTACTAACGCCATTGCTACCAAATAAACCCATTTTCTAGCCCTCGCTTAAAAGTGTGATGTAATCATATAATCATGAAATTACAAAAGCAAGTGATTCTATGATCACAAAAGCCCCAATAAAGGGGCCGTATAGCTAAGTAATTAAATTACAATTGATTGCAGGTTACAGAATGATCGGCATTAGCAAAGCATTGCATAGATCGGGGCTGGCTGCTTGCAGCGTTAAGGGCGTTAATTTGCGCCTCTGTGAGCCTTTGAGCGTTATAGCCATTTAACCCGGCCTGTGCATTGCCTATCATCGCGTTACGCTGTGCCAGCGTGTTACAGGCTTCTACGTTGCCTTGTACGCAACCCGCTTGTAATGCGGCGTAGCTCTGGCAACCGGAAAGCGAAAGCACCAAAGAAAGCAAGATAATTTTTTGCATAAATTTACCTATATTTAATGAAGGTTGATATTTGACCATCTAAGGAAAATTCTTAGTGATCTAGATCAAGGTTTAGCACAAATTGCACAAGGTTAATTTTTGAGCAAAATTAAGTCTATGATTACTTAGCGTTACTGCATTCAAGCCCCATAACGCTAATTTCACCCTGATCCCCGGTTGCTTTGTATTGAACCGAAATTTCATTTTTATTTAGGACGGCTATGATCAATTCAGAATAAAACTTACCATCTGCTATCTTGCCCTCATAAAGCGCGTTCTTAGAGTCGCTTACCTTCCACCCCTTGTTAATTACCCGGTGCATAGGAAAGGCTAAAGAGTTAGCACCAATCACAATAGAAGCCGATCCCGGTTTAGTGTTTACCACTACCGGAGCGGCGTTTACGGCTACGCCGTTTGTAGTCTGCATAATAGTTTTATTACAAATCAGTGTGTTAGCCTCTGCTGCTTTGGACACTGACAAACCAACAACCAAACCGATCAACACTGAAATAGAAATAACATGGTAACGTTTCATTTTAAGCCTCTGAATCCCGTTAGGGCTGGTAATGCCTTTCGGCATATAGTTTTAGAAAAAGAAAGCAAGAACGGCTAACACTGTGAAAAAAGCAACTACAAAAAAGAAAGTTTGTTTCTGTGCTTTGTAGGCTGGATTTTTAGTAGTTGTTTTCATATGTGCGACCTCTTAGCCACTGTTGCAGGTGTGCCAGCTCATAGGCTGACTATGTGCGGGGTCATAGCCTCCACTTTGAGCCGTTCGGCTCTCTTCGATGCGATAACGCATCTGATAGAAAGCATTCTATGATCATCTGATTCTATGTGCAAGTGATTCTATGATTATGTAATGATGAAAGGTGAGGTTAGCGGATAAGTCATTGAAGGGCCGATGTTTTTAATAATAAAAAATTTCTATCGGGGTAGAGCATTAAAATAAAAGCCCGGATAAAAGGAAGTACCCCACCCCCACCGGGGGCTAAGTTATTGATTTTGCAGGAGTTTCTAGATAAGAGGAAGTATAGACGTCTAGACGTTTAGATGGCTAAACGATTTATCGTTATAGATCAATGACTTACATCGTTTATGCAAGCACATAGATAACTATTCACTTTGATTGCATAACTAATCACCAATTTAACATAATACACGTTATACGCACTAGCAAAGTGCATAGCCTTATATATCAATAGCTTACGTGATGTAAGCATGTACTAACTTGCAATTATGTTAAATCATTGCCGGGATCAGTATCTAATTGCATCGCCTGAAAATAAATTGCTTGACGACTCCTACAAATGGTGAGAAAATAGCTATCGAACGGCAAGCACCGAAAGGCGGAGATAAACACCGATCATGCCTGTCATCTAACTTGAGAATGATTCTCATTTGCACTTGAGAACTCTTATCAAGTCGCCCACTTTTAAATATTTCCGGTGATTAATTCCCCCTCTTAGTAATCGTCTGTTAGCTAGGCTAACTGTTCGGGCCTTTGGCCCTCTATTACTGACGTAATGACCGCCACCATTTAGGCTAGAGAATTGTTTCTTGATGTGCATAAGTGTTTCTATTCTTTTCTTCTTTTCCGTGTATAGGATGCGTTAGCATCCGACCTTAACGAGCGTAGCGAGTTAATAGAAATGATAGTTGATAGGATAACACAACGTCATTTTAGCGGGTAGCTGTACCCGTTGTATTATGCCGATCTATTGGGAATTTATAGGGTTAACCGGGGTTAAGAAAACGGTATTTTGTAGGGTTGTAATGATGTGATTATGTGATAACATGAGTGTAGTTTTATATGATTATGAAAGGCGCGTACAATGAAAGTTATAGCGTTTCTGAATGGTAAAGGCGGAACCGGGAAAACAACCTGTAGCATTGCGGTAGCATGGTGTTTAGCGTTGATGGGTTATAAGGTTGCGCTTTGCGATTCTGATCCACAAGGTAGCGTAAGTAATTGGTTTAATGGCGATGTATGCCCGCTTGATGTGTATGAATGCGGAGAAGAAAAAGAGATTTATAACCTGCGTAAAAGTCTTAAGGCTTATGATTACGTGGTGATCGATGGGGCCGCTACAATCAGTGCTATCAGTGCTGCGGCGGTAATGGTGAGTGATGTAGTTCTAATTCCCGTTACAGCGTCACCTTTAGACTTTGCCGCATGTTCTGGAGTGCTGGCAGTGATAGAGGCTAGAAGCGCTCTCAAGCCCGTTACAGCGCGTTTTGTTCACACTAAGAGGGTGAGTAATGCCCGGATGAATGAAACGCTTAGAGATAGCATAGCGGCTACAGAAATAGCCCTTTTGCGGTCTACCGTGGCTAATCGTCAAAGTTACGTTAGATCCATGCTGGAAGGTGGATCAGTATTTACGGGCAATGATAATCAAGCTAAAGCGGAAATTCAGTTATTAACCAAAGAGATTTTAGATCTGTGTGAGGCGGAGTAATGGCTAAAAGTGTGATGAAGTTAGGCGAACATAAAAACGCTGAGAAGGTGATTAAAGACGCTGAGAAGGTTAACCCCGCACGGCTTCAATTAAACATTCATCCATCTATGCACAAAGCGTTTAAAACCGTTTGTTTTCATGAAGATAAGGAAATGAGTGATCTTGTTCTTGAATTTGTCTATGAATGGATTAAGGCGAAAGGCGAGGATGTAGATCCAGTGTGGTTGATGAAACCAAAGGATTGGTAAGCCCTTGAAAAGTAAAAACCCCGCGTAGATTGCTCTAGGCGGGGCTTTCGTGTATCTTATCCGGGTTGCTACCTGATAGATAACGCTTGTGTGAAACTTTGGCGAGGGCCACACAAAGCAAAGTCTATCAGGGTTGGGGCGTCTGTGCAACGTCCAACTAAAATACTATCCAATAGCAGTTAAAACGATAGCAACCAGTGGCGGCCCTTTGATGCGGGGCTACATCGGACGATGTGATAAATAGCGGATCTTGTGGGAAATCGTAACTAGTGCCGCGAAAGTGCCTAGCTCTACCCCGTCTGGCTGTACGATAACAGCGGCTAATAAACGCCCCGGCTCTTTGCTTCCTCGCTAACTACATGGAAACGATCCTTTACGGAAATGAGGGATCACCAAAACAGATCCAAAGGAAGCGCTAACGCGCCTATGATGTGTGTACCCACAACCGCATCATTTTAGACCTTATTCATGATCGTTTGATGATTTTCTAACCTTTTCATGATTCTATGATCATGGAATAGTGCATATAAGAGTATGAGAATTATTTCTCACTCCGTGAGGTTTAAGAGATTGATCTAAATGGTCTTTATCTTTTTCTTTTCCGTGTATTCTTTTGACCTTCTTAGTGCATTAGCTCTAAGGAATATTTCTTATCTCTTTCCCCATATCCCCGCTATACGCTGATAAAACCGTTTAGCATTGACGGCCACAAATTCACTATTTTGTAAGTGGTTGGTTTATAAAGGAATTTATTTTAAAATTATTTTATAGACCTATGGCCATATTAGCCGGGGTTAGTGGCTTCAAGCCGTCGAAATGCTAGCCGTAGCTGCTCATTCAATAGAGCATCACGGATCTTTTCTTTGCCAAAATGTTTTAGTGTGCCTGGGTTACTGCGGATATATGCCGCCGTTAAGCGGTCTAAATCCTTCGCTACGGCCTTAACATCCTTTAGCCTTACCATCGTATTACCTCCACTGTTAAAACGGCTCTCCGCGCTTCCTGCGCTCTCTGGTGATGTGTCGTGCTGCCTTGCTTCTGGCCCACCCCGGAAAGCTGTCACTATTGGCGATGATTGCCAGTGCATCAGCTTTTTTTATGCGGCGCTCTCTAAAATCCCGTAAGTAGAATTTAAATAGCTCTGCTCTCTTTCCTGCCATAGCCTCTGTAACTCTCTGTGTGACTATCACACTGTAAGCGCCCGTAGGCGCTCTGTGCGCCTCTCTGCTGCATTCTGATAGATAGGCTATAGGGTAGCCCTACCCACCATAAGAAACGGCCCCGTAGGGCCGCTGGTAGCGTTATTGGTTCGCTAAAATGTAATGCCTTACAAAATCCTCAACGGCCTGAGTCATTTTAACGCCATTCTTAGCGCAAGCTGCTTTAAATTGGCGGTGTAAATCATCAGTAACGTAAGTTTGAATGCGCACTACAGGATCAGCTACTTCGATAGTTTCCGTAACTGTGACTTTCTTAGTCAATTTCATACTTTTACCCCGTATTCAAGCAACTTTGCTTTAGCCCGGTTGCGTTCTTTTTCCGGTACTTTGGGATTAGTTGCCAAATCCTTTAAAACCTTGATAGGGTCAAACCCGGATTCTTTCATACGGCGTTGCATATCTGCGGCTAACTGTGCGCGTGTTGCCATTTTAAAACCTCGTTAGATTGGTAATCATATACACACGTTATCACATGATTATGTGATCATCAACCTGATTTTTAAAGAGCGTGGGTAAGGGCCATTGCTGCCCCCTGTCCGGGTTACTTTCGTGATCGGACTCTACGCCCATTGCTTGAGGCTGTACGTTTTTTGTAATATTTGATCTTTCAATCTTACACTTTGTTACAATTACAGATCGTAACTTATTGATTTATAACAATATTTTTTGGACATAGTGCTAACAGCGTGTTTTGATGCAATTCATAAACACATGATTTATCTAGATTTTTCTCTATGATTGTTAATTCATCATGCGCAAAGTGTGCCACGTCTACGGGCCTTACTTCCCATCCGACAAAGGCAGATAGAGCAAGCATAAAGCCGATCATTGATTTTTGTTTACCGTTCATCAGATACCCCGTGAAAAGTTTCAACTATTTTATTTTTAGCTATCTGGCGAGTAGTGATAAAACCGTTTAAATTCAATGATTTAGCAATCTCTTTCATCCATTTATAGCCCTGAAATAGTGCCTGTTTCTCTGCACTGAAAGCAAACCGGGTATAGATAACGCTGCCAAAGTGCGGATCATAGTCAACATAAAGCACCATCATAGCCCGTAGCTTTCCTGCTTCATCCACTGCAAGAAATTCAAAGCGATCATTGCTTACAATGTCGTTAACAATCTCTGCTTGCATCTGCTCTACTGGCAAGCGCTGCCAATTGTCTAGCCTTTCCCGTGTCTCTTGGCAAAGGTAAAGCGGGGCCGCTGCTGTGGGCTGTCCTGCTTTCCTGAAAACTTTTTGATATTCCATTATCTACCCTCGAAAAGAAACGGCCCCATAGGGCCGCTTAATTACTTACGCTGTTGTAGGTCTAGCCCACCGTTTAGGGGCTGGCTTGGCTTGGATTGTTCCAAATCTCCCGCGCCTTTCGGCTTTCGCTTCCCGGTAAGCATCGCTAACTTTTGCAAAGTATTTACTATCATTTGCACCCCTCCATTTTCTAACGGTTGCATCTAATGATCCGTTATTATCCTTGATCATGTAGTCCAGCATCTTAACGGCTACATGTGCATAGAGGCGCTGATCTGCTTTGCTGTGAAGTTCACCCACACCGCCATAACCATAAACAGGATCTTTAGCATCAGCTTTAAGCATCTTCTTACCCTGTGCCGTGAATCGCTCCAGATAATCCCGCTCTTTCTCTGTGAATAGTTCAGGATGATTTTTAGCAAAATCTTTAGCTAGGCTGTAAGTGATCTGCGCTGGCCCGTATGCTGTAGACGGCCCCGCCTCTGCTGCTTTAGTCCTGATAAAGCGATTATCTAAACCGCCTGTTTCCGCACTGGAAAGAGACTTATAGAGATCAATAGCTTTATCACTTCCGATAGGTTTACGGGTAGATTGTGCCATCTGTGGCACTTCCTCTACTGGCGCTGCTGGTTCGCTGCTTGCCTGTGTTGCTGGCGTACTCGGTAAGGTTGGTAAAACCGGGTTAGGCTCTTGCTCTGCTGGCTCTGCCATTTGTTGCAGTGTTGAACCTACAGCACCTTTACGAATATTATCAATGATCCCTTTAACCTCTTTAGCCGTGGCATTCTCAAACGTTGCGCCACGTTGGGCTAACACGTCTGCTACTGCCTGTGCATTTTCTGGATTAGAAAGATAATCAATGTATTCATTACCGCGCTTAACCGTACCTGCAAGACGATCTAACAAGCCCTGAGAAACAGCATTAGCCACCCTGCCGCCCGCCTCTTGTGACAAAGCACCCGCTATAGGGCCGCCAGCCATAGATCCTAAGCCAAAGCCTACAGCACGGCCTGATAATTCAGCTAAAAGATTGCTAGCCTGTGGCACTTCTGCGCGTGTACGCTGTGTGCGGATCACATCCTGTAGAGCGCTGTTTAATGCTGCCTGATCATTCACTGCACCACCGATAGCCGCCAAATCATTAGCCGCTTGTGCCTGTGGTTCTAAGCGTGAAAGCGTATTAGCAAATTTAGTAGCGCTGAAATTCTCACCTGTAGTAGCTGCCCGGATTGCTTCACCTCTTGTGGCTTCGCCTAAACCCTGCCCTAACTGCTGTGATAGCTGCTGCGCTGTTGCAATATCGCCACGGTTTACAGCATCACGCATAGCACTTACGATCTGATCCGTGTTGTAGTTAGCATTCTGGCCCCTGATAAGAGCATTAGCCGCTAAATCAGGGTTTTCTTTCCCTGCAATCTTGCCTAATACTGATTTATCCCCAAAATCACCAACTGAGGCACTATAAAAGCTATCGGCATCTTTCCATAATGCCCCGGCTTGGGGATCTATGGCGCTGATCGTGTTATCCATTTCAGTTTTGAAAGAGTTTTTAACATCATTCAAAGCGTTATAGCTTGTATAATCTCCGCTGCGGTAAGCCTTTTGCGCTTTCTCGTTTAGTGTGCGTTTCCATTTATCAGCGGTTTCAATGCTGTTAACATCTGCTTTCTGAAATTGGTTAAGCGTTCTGCGGGTTTCTGCATTCAAACTAATGTTACCTGTTGCCGCATTTGCATCTAAATGCTGCTGTGCAATCGTCTTAGTTTCCGGCATTTTCAGGTTCGTAATTTTAACAGGGGCATTATCTAGGATCTGTTGTGCGCTGGCTTTGCTTTCATTGTACAAAGTAGAGGCGCGATCTTTAAAGGCTTGCGTAGTGTCTTGCGCTGCTGCCTGTAATGCTCCTACATCACCCGTAGGGCTTATAGTATTCTGTGCGGCTTGTAAGAGGCTTTCACCTTCTTTCTGTGCCTGTTGGCGCTGTGCATACTGGCTATTAGTGCCACGGGTTAGATCCCGCTGCTCTGCTCTGACAAACTTAGCACCCTGATCAGCGTTAAATACCTGAGAAGGGGTTAAAATGCTGTTGCCGTTAGCGTCTGTGGTTGCTGTCCTGAATGCTGCTTGTGCATCCTCATTACCACCCTGTAGCACTGATTGCACATAATCAGGGTTAGCAACGGTTGCCACCTTTTCAGCCTGACTAAAGCCGCCCAATGATTCAGGAAGGATAGAGCGCACTTTATCAACTGCGGCCCCGCCTACTTTCTCAAGTGTTGCACCTGCAAGAGTATTTAGAGCTATATCACTTG